GAGTATGTCGGCATTAGTGATCGATTGCGAAAAGGTATATTGTCCAAGATTATCTGCCAGCACAACTCTTGTTCCGTTGTATGGTGATCCGCATCCTGTGATGATGACTGATTGTCCTTCGGTAAATTCATGTATTCCTAGTGTAGTAAAAGTAGCGACATTATCAGTCAGCGATACTTTCTCGATTGGCGCTTTGAATGTAACTAGCATTGGCAAAATAACTGTTTCTGCTGTGTCAATAATTTGATTTAGGTATGTGTCATCATAAAGAGAAGAAGATACGCCAAGCACACTTCTTAACTGACTAGCAGTAATAATAGTAGGCAAAACGCACCTTCCTCTCTAAACTCCCATTTATAGCTGCCTACCAGCGGGAGCACCAGTAGGCATTAAGGGCTTACTTAGTTCTTGTTGAAGTGAACTGATCCGTTGGCGATTTTTGTTGCAAGTGCGCCATAACCATAGTAAGCAACAGATACTTGACCAGTTGCTGTGATGTCTGAACGAAGTTGTAAGCGTGGGCTTTCATACCATGTGTATGACTCTGGGTTGATTACAAACATTGATCCATCGCCAGTTGTGTATGTTAATGCTGATAATGAACGAGATACATAAAGATCAAGTCCAGCAACATTTCCACGAAGTGATTGAGGTGATACTGCTCCACCAGCGTTTTGTGGGTTTGAAGCATTGTAGATTGGACGACCACTATCGTTGTAACCCATGATGTTACCCCATTGTTCTGGAGATACCACGAGGCTGCGAGCAAATCCCAATGAGTTTGAATAAACTAATTGAGCAGCTTGTGCAACATAAGCAAGAAGTCCTGTGTTTGTGTTGTCCTGTGCTGTTGTAGCAATTAAGCCAGATGAGATAATGCCATTAGTGACAAACTTATCTGTTTCTTTTGCATAAGCAAATTCCATTTGACGAACTAACTCATCAAAGAATGCTGGTGATGAACGATCTAGCAACTCAACTGAGAATGTTTGTCCGCCGGCAAATTTCTTAACATTTACTGTTACAAAAGATGATGCCATATCGGTTGTATCAATTGTTGCTGCTTCTGCTTCCTCAGCAACTGTTGGAGCAGTTGTAATCTTTGGAATCTCAAAAGTCATGCCTGATGCTGGCAATACGCCACGAGAAATTGCATCAATTGATCCACGATCTGCATTTGAAATGCCATTGATAACTTCTGTTGATTGTGGTGTTGGAATTAAGCCAGAATTGTTGCTGGTTGTATCAGCAGCCATTACATACTGACGGCTCTCATCGTTTCCTAGTGCAGCACGAACTGTATGCTCTAGGTATGTTGCTTTGTTGATAATTGGTGAGCGTGGCTTTGTGTAAGCAACTGATTGCGCTGCTACTAATGCCACAGGCTCAGACTTTGCAGCTTCTACCGCTTCGGTTGCGATAGGAGCATCTGAAGTTATATCAGACACTTTGTCCTCCTGTGTTGTTGTATCCTCAGCGGTTGCTTCGGAATTCTCTGCTGGTGTTTCGGTTGCTGCAACATCTGCAACTCTTGCGCTGTCAATTGCTGGATCAGTTACTAAACTAACCTCAATTAACTTGGCTGCGCTGATTGACATAACACCATCTTTATTTTCCCAGTCATCAACCATTACGCCAACACTAAATCCATCTCTTAAACCTTCGGCTGCTTCAAGCAAACTATCATCACCTGCAATAGTTCCCGCAATCTTAAATGTTGCTTCAATACCATTCTTGTCAGCTGTAATATCCATCATTTTGCCAATTGGTCGAGTGCGATCATGTTCAAGTAATAATTTAACAGGCTTTGAAAAGTCAATCGAACCTTCTTGGAATACAGTTGCTCCAGCGGAAGTGTTGCCGCGCTCGCCCCAAGTAACAATTGTTCCTGAGATTGTGCGCTTGCGACTATCGGCTGCGGTAAGTGTTACTGGGAAGTTAATCTTCATCGGATTAAGTCCTCCTCCTCTTGGATTTGTTCGATGCTCATTGCACCGATGCGGTTTAGGATTTCATAAACTTGAGCACGCTCTAATGCTGAGCCTCTCAAGAAATCATCAATGTCAAATCGAACTTCAACACCATTTGGCACAAAATCAGCAGCTGATAATCTTTGTTCAATTGGAGTAATGATATTTCTTAAACTAAAATCAATAAGGGCTTTTCTTTCCATAACAGTTGTGCTATATGTCATGCTGGTTGTTTCAGCAGACAAGAAACTTGCCGGAATGCCAACTGCTCTTGCAATTTCTGTTGCAAGGTATTGGCGTGCTTCGTTTAATTGTAATTTTTGCGGATCAAATCCTAATGCAGTTAATTCAACATCAGCATTTAGGAATGCAGTTGCTCTTGTGTTTCTAGCAATTTTCCAACTCTCAAGAAGTTTTGTAATTCGCTCTGGTGCAAGATTTGTTCCATTTGATTTTAATACCATTGTTGGAACTGGCTCTTTCGCGTATAACTCAGCAGCCTTTTCTAATTCTTGAGCAGCTCTTATTGTGCGACCTGCACGATTTAATACACCTTCGTCTAATCCGCTAAATACAATTAAAGATCCAATGCCTGATGCTGGAACATGCATTCCATCAACCATGTATGAAGTAATTTCAGTTTGATTTGCATTTAGATTGTAAGTAACTCGATCAGGTGCAACTCTTGTCCATGCACGAACTCGACTATTATCTGATGCAGCATAAGCATCTAATACTTGACCATAAGCAACGCCATGAAATAATAAATCCTCAGCGATCCAAGCATAAATAGCAGAACCAGCAATTCTTGGATCTGGTTGCATAATTACTCTGTTTGGATCTAAATGTTCTTTTGTAAAATGATTGTATGTTTCTAAAGGTAATGATCCAATTGTTGAACAAATTATATTTCTTGCTCTAGCAACTGATGGAACTGACATTGCTTGTTCACGCGTTGCAGTTTGTGCTCCATAAAATAATCCACCAACAGCTGATTGCAAATTGTAAGGAGTGTTAGCAGCAGCGACATCCATTTGAACTGTTGGTGTCTGATTTGTCAAAAATCTATCAAATAATCCCATTAGCACATAATATACCATAAAGTCTAGTTTAAGCGATTTGTATGTCTGTTTCAGTTTCAGGTTGTGTCGCAAAATATGTAACTAATGCTGATGCCACACTTGCGCAGACAGCGACCCTACTAGCCCTCCTTCCAATAATCCAAGATCCATCGCCAAATGGCAATTTAGCAGCTGATAATGTTTGTTGAGTCAATTCTTCTTGACCTGAATGCTGCAACCTGTGTGAGTTAATTGCTCCAAGCCAACGATCGCAACTTTCCGCGTATATTGCTCCATCCATATCAGTAACTTGGATTCCGGCAGAATTTAGACGGCTCGCAACTGCTTGGCTTGTTCTCTTGCTATAAGCCACAGTTTGCGTGTTGTATTTTCTGACATAAGGCGCAATGTCGTTTGCGACTGCTAAATCGTTTAAGCTGTAATCGTTTGACCAAGTATGAAGCAATTGAATGTAAAATCTTTCACCCGATAATTTTTGAGCAGCTACTAATGCTCCAAATTTACGATCAGGACTTAAATCTAAGCCAAGCCAAGTAGGTTGTTCAGGATCTAGCGGAATTGCATCTATCTGACACATTGCCCACTTTTGCGCATCTATGGCTGAGTTAATCGTATCTACCCATTGAGCCAATACTTCGGTTCTTACAATATCTGGAGGATCGTTAATAACTGCTTTCAAGTTATCTGGATGAATTGTTATTCCTAGTGATGGGTTGGCTTGAGCAAATGCACTCCAGTTCATCTCGCCTGACGGAAGCAAGATAGGAGCATCAGGTTCTGCACTCCACTCAAACCAACCTATCGGGTCATTCGTCGTGGCTGACGACAATGCCCTCTCACGCAATTTGTTTAGGATCACGGAATGTTGATCACCAGCTGAGGAATAAATCCATACCTGTGGATTTTTAGCAGCCATCATTGAGTAACGCATTGATGACCAAGCATCCTCATCTTTGTATTCACGCAACTCATCAAGGTGGATTGTTTCAGGTTTGCTTAATCCTCTAGCTGCATTGTTTGCAGCCTTTACAACAAACCGCCTGTTACCAAATAATTCAATTTCTTCCGCGCCATGTTGCCACCGGATTTTCTTTACTTCTTTTTCCAACTTGGGATTTGTTTCAATCAAGCCAACAATCTGTCTAAATGTTTCAAGTGAAGTTGTAAGTCTGTGAGCTGATGCAAGCTGTAAGCCTTCGCCCCAAACAAACATTCCTGTCAGGATACGCAACATCATTAGTGTCGATTTTCCCTGTTGCCTAGCCATGATGAGCCCAAGTTCTGAATGTGCCCATCTACCATCTTCTCGGATTTTGTGACCATGAATACACACGAAGCGTTGCCATTCCATAAGGTTGATGCCTAGTTCGGTTGCAAAATCAATCATCTCTTGACCTTTTGATGGTAAATCATTGAGTTTTGAGTGAATACGCGGTGTTTGCACACCTCCTAATCCTGAATAAGCCTGATCTACGCTTATCTCGCCTGTTTCAAGGTTGATCAATCTTTTCCAGTCTGATCGTGGCTGATCGAGGTGTTTTGTGGGTTAGAAAAGGAACGGGGGGTCGGTGGTGTCCGCTGGCTCACAAAAAAACGCCCACCCTTCGCTAAATTACATCTAGAACAACTTGCGACAAGGTTGTCGTCAGAATCGTTTCCGTTTAATCTACGAGGAATTATATGATCGACTGTATTAGCCTCTTGCCCACAGTATTGGCAGATGAAACCATCACGCCTTAATATCCTTTGCTTGATCTTAGTCCATTGTCTGGTAGATCCCGTAGATCTTAGTGCGCTGCTACTCAATACCATCCCTTAATCTTATGATGTGCTAGAGCATTACATGGATTAGAGTAGCGTCTTTCAATATATTTTAATTGCCAATCAATCTGTTTGTATCCATCAACTGTACTTAAGTATTCAGATCTGCCTTGAGGAATACCATAGTGTGAACCATTCTTGGCTTTAGGATTCCATCTAGATTCTTTGTAGTTTAATTCATCTAAACAATAGAATTGATCTATATCATTAAGCTGTATGAAAGCCCATTGTCTATAATGATTGGTCTTATCTAATGCAACGGAATCATTCTTTTGAAAGGCTATTGTCATGACTAATGACAGAGATATCACCAAACCAAACCTTGCGATCTTTCTGCTTCGCAGATCGCCCTTTCGCTCTGAAAGCGAATTTGCGTTTAAGGGTATCATATATGTCAAATAGGATTTCATTTTAATTAACATAACCGCAGGTCAGACGGCAAGTCATAAT